GCCATCTTTGCGCCTTCAACCAAATCAGAAGTTGGCAACCAATGGAATTTTGGATAGTGAGTAAAAGCAACATCCGAAATCTTATTTGGTTGAATTGTTTTGCAAGTGCCAACAGCATAGACAGATTTGCCAAAGCCATAAGCCATTCCAAGTTCGACCAACGCTCCGCGCTGTTCTTCGTTCATATCTTCGCAATAGAGCAGAACGAAATCTGAATCACGGACATCTTCAAAGCAAAGAGTCCAGAGCTGATCTTTGTGATTCTGAACGATATCACAATCATCAGTGAGATCAATCCAACGAGCCTTAACAGGAAAGCCAAGGTTGTCTCTCAGGTTTTGGAATTTTGTTTGATGCCAGACCTTGCCAGCGGTGTAAAAAGTTGTATTCATGGTTTTATTCCTTTTCATTGTTTCTTTCTTATATATTATATATAAGCATTGTTAGCCTAAAAATCAAGGGGCAAAGTGAAAATAGTTTTGTTTGTTTTCAATGGGTTATCATTTTTATTTGTCAATGAAATCAATGAGTTAGGGCAAAACGGCCGGCGCCTGCTAACCTATTGTAATGGTTAGCAGAAACAGGTGTTAGATCAATCCCATAAAGATTGATCCAATAGTGTAGAAAAGCCAAGTGCAAACCGCTGCCCACGCTGCGGTTGCCTTTGGATATAGAGACCAGCTAAGTTTGAGATGTTCCATTATGAAAGTTCCTTATAATCCATCATTGCAAAAATAAATCCGAGAGCTGACCAAAACAGCGTCAGGATTCCAACGAAACAAACGCCTAGCATAATCCAGAAGCCAAGTTCCTGATGCGGCAGATGTGACATGCCAAACGCTGATCCAGATAGTAACAGAATTGCTTTAGCAAAAAGAGCAGCGAAAAGAATTGCTTTTACCTTGGCAGTTTTACGATGATTGATAAACATTATTTAGTCCCTCCAAAAATTTCGTCAAATGATTGTCCGAACATGAAGTTGTCTTTGACTTCCTGTTCCATTGCAGCAAGTTCCTCGCTAGACATTTCGCGAGTCATTGCTTCCATTTCTTTTTCCAGCATTTCTAAATCAAAGTCCATGTCAATCTCCTTATTAACTTTATATATAATATATAAGCCTTTTAGTCGCATAAATCAAGGGGTAAAGTGAAAATAGTTTCTAATGTTTTCAGTGACTTATCATTTTTATTTGTCAATGTTTTCAATGGGTTAGCCGCAAGCGGCCGGTGGTAGGTTAGGGTAATAATGTTGCGTAGGGGGGCGGTTAGTTGGACTATTGTTGCTCCCACCCTGTGTCGCACCTCTTCACGGCCTTGATAAGGGAAATTTGGAAAAACAGGGTTAGTTCTTGACAACCCTTAAAGGGAAGACTACAATAGACTTAAGTTTGAATTGTATTAACTAGTAGTTTTGAAAATTTTTTATTAGGATTTTTTCTTGAATTTCATGTGTCAAATATTTGGGCATAATTACTCTTTAACTAGTGCCTTTGGTAATTATGCTTTTTGTAGTAAGTGTGGAGCTACTTTAGTAATTAAAGAGCCTTACGACTTAAGTATTGGCGAAAGACGTTATAAACAAGGTGTCTTAATGGAAATGACAGAGCTAGGATTACAGAAAGTTGAAGAAGATGTTCAAGAAGATCAGTAAGTTAGTATTTTTAGGATTATGTGTTTTTACAACTTCTGTTTCAGCGGTTGAGATGAGATCAAAACCTGTTCAGTGTGGACCTAAAGCATCGCTGCTTCAACTGATTGAAGAAGCAGGAGAAGAAGCTTTAGTAGGTGGTGTTGCAGACGTTATTTTAGAGGGTGGTCAAAAGACACAGGTTGCTGTTACTTTTTTTGCTAATCCTATTGAAGGTACTTGGACAATGGTTGAGTTTCATACCCCTATAGAAGCTTGTGTTATTGCTTATGGAGGTAGTTTAGACTTTGATGTACAACAATATTTTAAAGAAGAAGAAAAAATATAAATGGCAGAAAAATTTAGATACGGCCCTTTAGTATATAATTGTTTTGGTGAAGAAGACGATTCTGGTAATTATTGGTGGTCTGGCTCCCCTCCGGTTGCATATGAACAGCCCTCGGGTGTTTATCGTATACCAGTAGATGCGATGGGAAATCAGTGTTTACCAGGTGAGTGCATTTTACACCCTAATTGCCGAGTTGAAGAGTGGGAATCTTTTGAACTTTTTAAAATTCCTTCTTTATCATGGTGTAAAGATTGGTTTGAGGAAAATTTTCTAATAGTTTCAGACTATGATGTATGTAGGTATATTCTGCGCTGGTGTAGTTATAATTATGGTGATGCTTTTTATCAGTGGAAAATAAATAAAACAATTGATGAAATGATAGGTGAGATATGGCCCGACGTACAGATATAATTGAAGCTTTAGTAGGACATTTAGGTACTAACACTGATGTACATGCTAATAACGTGCATCGTACTTACAAGTATATGCACGACCTCAATGATTTTCCTGCTATTACCTTTATCCCGAATAGAGAAGATAGAGATCACTTTGGAGCAGGCCAAGTACACGGCATCTTAGCTATCCAACTTCGTTGCTACGTATATGACGGAGACACAGCTGATATTGCAGATGAGTGTGAAAGACTTGCAGATCAAATTGAAGCGGCAGTTGACACTTTCTCAGACACCTATTATTCTCAGTATGAAGTAGAAGAGGCACGCGTTGTATCTCTTCGTACTGATGATGGACTTATGACACCTTATGGAGTAGCTGATTTACAAATTTCTATTCTATATAGACTGGAGAACTTTTAATGGCTAACAACACAACAATAACAACAACAGTTGATGCGCTAAACCGCAGCTTAGAGGCTCCGCCTCTTGATCCGGTTATGCTTGCGCTCGCTAACGACTACTTATCCGGCAAGGCGATAGATGAATTAGCTGATGAGTATGGGATCAGCGAGGATCGAGTTACCTCTGTGATTGAGAAAAAAGAGGTGAAGAACTACATTGATTCAGTTTTCGCCACGCAAGGATATCTTAATCGAATTAAGCGCATCAATTTAATCAACTCTGTGATCGATCAGAAGATACAAGAGGCTGTGGAAACAGGCATTTACTCTAAAAAAGATTTACTCGACTGGATGAAGCACTTACAAGAAGTGGAAACATCACTTAAGCCGAAGACAACGGGTCCCCAAGTTGCCGTACAGATTAACAACTACGACAAGCTTATGCGGGATCTCATGGAATGAGTGGGCGTGACACTAGAATGGAAAATCTGGTTGACCCTAGTCTTGATTGGGATTGCTCTCCTCCCGTGGATGCTGAGGATCAACCTCATTCCTCTATGTGGATAAAAGAACTCGTCGACCTCCACGTTGGACATGAAATATCAAGTACGCCATGGGCCGAGAGAGAAAAAAATTTGCGGGCGCTTCGCGCACGGTTTATTCACGATGCATGACACGCCCCGCCTTGATATTGATTATAAGTTTGTCGATGAACTCTTGTAACCCTGTTATAAGCGGTGTTAGTTTGCTGCACAGTATCTCAAAAGGTGATGCATTTAGTGCAGCAACTAGTGTAATTACAACTTTTAGATCAAGTGAAAAAGACACAGTTCAGAAAAAATCAAAAGCAGATATAATGGAAGATCTGCGCAAAGCATTAGGAGAAACAAATGAGTAAACAACCCCGTGATGATGGAAATGATCCAATTCCAGTACTAGCTTTGCGACCTAATAGAGGACTCCAAGTTCCTTTTACCTCTAGCTCTAATACTTCTCCACAAATTTCAAACTCAGTGCGTGTGGTAACTCTTTTTTCAACTCAAGACTGTTTTGTTGAAATTGGAGATTCTGGAGTTGAGGCTAATACGTCCAACTCTCATTTTTTATCTGGTTCTATTCCTTATGACATCTCTCTAGGAGCTGAGACAGATCCTGCAGAAAATGATAAATATGTAGCGGTCATTCAAGCGCAAACAGCAGGGACGCTTTACATTTCTGAGAGAGACTAATGCCACTAGGAATTAGTCGTCTCGTTCTCTCGACATCGGCAATCAGACGATTCTTCGCTGCTGGTGTTGACGCTGACTATCTTCTTACCGAATCTGAAGATTTTCTAATCACTGAACGTGGTGAACTTATTTTAGGCAATCAAAGTGATTTTGTCTCTGGCGACTTTACAGATCTTGACTTCTCTGGACTGTTAACCCAAGCTGGTCAAAGATTGATTACTCAAAATGATCGAGTAATTGGGACTGAACAATTATTTGAGTCAGCCTCTGTAGCAGTTCAAAATAACCTAATTACACAAAACAGAGAAGTTTTAATAACTCAAGATGGGTTAGTGTTAACAACTGAGGTTGAAACTGACTTTGATCTACTAGAAACACAAAACGGAAATTCTATAA